TATGACCTGCTAACATCCCACCTAACATAACAAAGTCGGCGCCCGCAGCATATGCTTTGGAAATATCTCCTGGAGTCCTGCACCCTCCATCTGCAACAATCTGTCCTTTTAATCCATGAGCAGCATCAGCACACTCCATTATTCCTGACACTTGTGGGTAACCAACACCTGTCATTGTTCGTGTTGTGCATACTGAACCTGGTCCAATACCACACTTGACTATATCTGCACCTCTTATGATTAACTGTTCTGTCATTTCAGGTGTAATAACATTACCTGCAATAATAATCTTATCAGGGAAATCTTTTCTTACTTTTGCAACAAAATTTGAAAATGATTCTTGGTAACCATTGGCAACATCTAAACAAATATAATTAATATCTGGCCATTGTTCTAAAATCTTTTTAATATTATAATAATCTTCTGCATTAGGGTCGTGAACCATATTTGCACCTGTGCATACAGCAATATGAGATAAACTTACCCCACTACCAATTGCTTCTTTCCATTCATCTAAACTGTAATGTTTTTTGATAACAGTTATGCAGTTGTATTTCTGTAACACTTTTGCCATAGAAAAGGTACCAACTCCATCCATATTAGCAGCCATCAAAGGAACACCAGTAAAAGTTTTGGGAGAATGTCTGAAAGTTATTGTTCTATTTAAATCAACACTTGCTCGACTTGATAAAGTACTTCGTTTTGGTTTCAACAATACATCATCAAAATTCAATTTTACATCTTGTTCAATATGACTCATTAATCTTTTCCAAATTTAAATTCATAACCTATTGCAATTCCTATGTTGCCTCCATAAGATGTTTCATATGAAGGTGCTACAAACCATCCATCATTTACATATCGTATCATTGGTACAACATCTGCACCACTATAACCTGTAACTAAACCTACTTCTAAATCCCAATTATTATCTACATTTGGTATGACTTTACCAACATATAAACTAACATTTTCTTCACTATTATAATAAGCACCAGTAATCCAATTATCTATATTACATCTACCGTGTGGATGTATATTATTATAATCACCTTCTAGTCCTAAATGTAAAGTTATTGCAACTAATATTTCTAAACAACTCATTTCAACTCCTTTGTCAAATTTTCTGGCATAACTTTTACACAATAAAATTCTATATTTTCTTCTTTAATTGCTCTTGCTGTCATACAATCATATCCAGTAACTGATGACACTCCTATATCCGTAGTATTTTTTTTACCATTAAGTGTTAATGATCCATCTAATGCTGATTTAAATATTGTTATGGATTTAAAAGTTATAGGGTCACCGCAACTTGTTAAAAGTATGCTAAATAGTACAAGCTTCGCAATCTTCTTCATCATTTAATACCTCACTTGAAACTGATAATTGCTGTTCTGTTTCTTTCACTTGTGCATTACCATTTGTTTTTTGTTCTTCTTCATCACCATCGTGCCACCCAATTGGATGGACTGGTTCTTCTACATCTTGTTTAGCGTCATATGTATTCTGATAGTAAGATGTTTTCCAACCCAATTTATAAGTTGTCAGTAAATCATTTGCCATAATAGATAATGGAACTTCACCATCTGTATAGTTTTCAGGATTATAACTCCAATTACCACTTATTGCTTGGTCAAAATACTTTTGCATAATGGATATGAGATTAATATAACCTTCATTACTTTTCATATCCCATAACAATGTATAGAAATTCTTTAATCGGTTGTAATCGGGAACAATTTGTTTAAGAGGTCCTTTTTTACTTTTCTTGATAGAGAGGTAATCTCTCGGCGGCTCAACACCGTTCGTAGCATTCGATACAATAGAGCTGCTCTCACTCGGCATTTGGGCCGATAATGTACTGTGCCTGAGCCCATTATTTCTGATATTCTTCCGTAAAGTAGTCCAATCATATGATAGTTTCCTTTTGATTATTTCATCTAAATCTTTCTTATATGTATCTATTGGGAGTATGCCATCAGCATATTTTGTTCTATCAAAGTATTCACACTTGCCCTTTTCTTCTGCTAATATATTACTTGCTTTCAACAGATAATACTGGAATGCTTCCGTTATTTCATCTACAACTTTCAATGCTTCTTTATCACTATATTTAACTTTATTCTTTGCTAAATAATGTGCAAGACCTATGTAACCTATACCCAAACTTCTTCGTGCTTGTGTAGATATTTTTGCTGCTTCAACAGGATACTGCTGATAGTCTATGATTTCATCTAATGCTCTTACTGATAAATCACATAGTTCCTCTAAATCGTCCTTCTCCTTGATAAGTCCTAGATTGACGGCGGAGAGAATACATAAAGCAATCTCTCCGTTTTTATCGTCAATGTGCTGTATTGGTTTTGTTGGTAATGTAATTTCCTGACATAAGTTAGACATATAGACCTTGTCTTTGAAAGAACTATGGGTATTGCAATGGTCGATATTCATAATATAAATTCTACCTGTCTCCGCTCTTTCTTTTAATAGGTCCATAAACAAGTCTTGCATTTTGATTTTCTTTTTAGGAATTTTCTTATCATTTTCATACTTGATATATAAATCATCAAATTCAGGGAGACCAAATGCCTCATACAGCCCTGGTACATTGTTAGGAGAGAACAATGTAATTTCTTCATCTTTTATAAATCGTTCATAAAAGATTTTGGATAGTTGAATAGAGTAATCTAATTTTCTTACCCTATTATCTTCTGTGCCTTTGTTGTTTTTTAAAACTAATATATCTTCTATTTCCTGATGCCAAATAGGGAAGTGAACCGTTGCACTTCCTCCTCTAACGCCGTTTTGAGTACAGCACCTGACAGTTGCCTCAAACTTTTTGAGAAAGGGTATAACACCAGTATGTTGAACTTCTCCACCGCGGATGCGGCTGTTAATGCCACGAATACGCCCAGCATTGATACCAATGCCCGCCCTTTGAGCGACATAGCGTCCAATGGCCATATCGGAGGAAAAAATGGAAGGAAGGGTGTCATCACTATCAACAAGAACGCAAGAAGCGAACTGGCGAATAGGAGTACGAACACCTGCCATAACAGGAGTAGGAATATTAATTCTAAACAAGCTAATGGCATTATAATATTTTTTAACATAAGTTAACCTCGTTTCTTTGGGATAATTTGCAAAGATAGTAGCAGCAATCATCATATACATAAACTGTGGTGTTTCAAAAATTTCATTTGTACTTCTATCTTGTACCAAATACTTATCTAATACCTGTCTTAACCCTGCATAGGTGAAGTTATAATCTCTTTCGTGGTCAATCCACATACCCATTCTATCAATTTCTGAATCATCATACTTATCTAAAATAGAATCATCATAAACTTTCTTTTTAATGCAGGTCTTAATGTGTTGGATAAATGTTGGGTGTTCCCAAAGTCTGTGAAATAAGTTTTTACGGAGAGAGAATAAGAGAAGTCTGGCAGCAACAAACTGATAATTAGGATTTTCTAAAGTTATCAGGTCATTAGCAGACTTAATAAGTATTTGTTGTATATCTTCTGTAGTAATACCATCAAAGAATTGCAACCCACTATTCATTTCAACATACGAAGCACTAACGCCTGTAATGTTTTCAGTTGCATAACCAACCATTGAATGAATTTTATCTATATTTAATGCCTCTTTGCCTCGTCCATTTCGTTTTCGTACAAATAAATTATCTTGTGAGACCATGTAGAGTTAAATCCTTTTCCAATTGTTGATGTGTTGAAGTGCTGTCAAACCGCAATATGTATTACTATGTATAAGAGTCTGTATCTCGGTGGGAGTTTTTCCTGCAATTACTATTTCATTAATATCTTTATATTTCAACGATTCTGGCCACACGACCAAATTAAATTTTTTATCAACAGCACTTATCATCCTGTTCACTATTTGTTCGTTGCGAGGTTCGTTATCAAAAATCATTGTGCATTGTTCGTGTTGTATATTTACAACAGCATCTGCACCTGCAAGAGCAATCGCATTATCTAAAAATAAACTATCAATAGGTCCTTCTGTTATCATTACAGGTTTGTTTAAATCTATTCTATCAAGACCATATATCTTTTGTTTTGTTTCATCAAACTTAATTGTAATATACTTTGGTCGTTCTTTACCAAATGCACGACCTTGATATGCAAAAAACTTTCCTGCTCTATCAAAGAAAGGAATAACAACTCTTGGATGGTCGTATTTTAAATCAGAAAACTTGTTTGGAATTATATCATTTGTCCATCTATAAAAATTATGACAAAAGTATAATTTATCCCAATGTACTTTTGGTATCAATCTATCATACACAAACTTTTTTGCTGGGTGTGTTATAACTAATTCATTAAACTTTTTTAATTGACTTAATGTTTTATCGTAATGAGTGGTCGATGCTAAAGTTTTCGATGGAGTAAAATCAAATTCGGGCTCTTCTTTTAGCCTACCACTTTTGTACTTTTCCAACACATATTCCTTGTGCATATTAGGATCAAGGAACTTAATAAGATTGCCCAATGATTGTCCAATACCACAGTT